TAGTTAAAACCCCCGCGCCCATTAGTTCAGCGCCAATCCATTGTCCAACACCGGGGAGAAATACCGCCGCTGCCAACATAAGAGAGTTTTGCAAGAAATCGTTTTTATCTAAGTCCCCGCTTACTCTCAAGTAATTACCAGATGCATCAAAAGTAACCGCTCTCCTTACGCCGTCAAACTTATCATAATATGAATATGCAACAGGGGTTCCATACTCTTCTCCCTCTATATAATCTCTGCCAGCTTTAGATGGAGTAAGCGCCCATTCAGGGTAGAAATTTTTGCCTGTTTTTTTCTCAAGTTCAAGTATGCTGGCAGGTTTGGGCGGTTCTGTTTTTGGTGGGAATTTAGCTGCATATTCAGCTTTTTGTTGTTCGGCAATTTTTCTCGCCTCAACAGGGTCATAGTAAGTAAATCCAGCAGATGGGTCATCCCTGTCATATGTAAGAGTGACAGCATCTGTTCTGTCTTCTTCAATAGTATCATTGTGACGTTCTGGCATATTAATTCACCGTTTGGTTTACCGCGCCAACCAGCGCCGATGCCCAATCTTGCCAATCATTAAACTGATCAGTCCTTGGGATTGCTTCATTTGTAAAAACGTCAATAGCGGATAACCCGTTACCCCAGACTTTCCAATCAGTGGAGGGCGATGGGATCTCAAGCTGCTGCGGAGAATACAGTTCGACCATGAGCGATGCCCACGAGTCAAACGTGTGATAACGGGGGTCATAGACCTGCGCTGGATTAAGAGCCATATGGCCTCACATCGCCGACCTCGGCTGTGATGATGACCTTACCAAGCTGGTAATTTCCACCAGAGACATCAGACACAAACCTTAATCGAATCTCGCGGCGCTGCTCACGCATATCAATCTTGCCGGTGTCTGGATCAAACAAGTACGGCCCAGTCGTCACATCATTTGCCTGAGCAAACGGCCTACCAGTGATGTAGACCTCCATCTCTCCAGACTGAACAAAGTCAGGCTCTACGCGATCCACGCGCAGCCACACATTGTCCCCAAGAGGCGCTGCTTGGGCTGGGCCACCAGCAACCCACCCAAGATCACTGGTTTCAAAATAGCTTCGGATTGCAAGCGCTGTCTGGCCGTTCACCTCATCGGTGCCAACCTCGTGCTGGTACAGGTTGATCAATCCTGCCACTGTGGAGAACGACAAGGTGCTTGTAGCGGTCGCCGTAGCGGCCAAAGACAGTTGCAAGCCTTGGGCATAAATTGCGCTCACAGGCACTGAAAAACCAGAGCCAGTTCCACCAATGGATGCCGCAGTAGCGCTCAAAGTGTTTCCGACAACATATCCAGCCCCTCTGTCCGTTATGGTGACGGATGTGACCGCTGCACCAGAAACAACAATGTCAGCCTTTGCATTGGATCCAGAACCACCAGTGAGCGTTACGTTGGTATAGGTGCCGTTTGTGTACAGCGAACCGCCTGTGATTGCGCCCAGTGTCTTTATGTTGCTTGATGTGATGCCAAGCAGGGTTGTGCCCGAGGCTATACCAGTGCCAGTTACATTTTGTCCAACAATTGCCGAAGACTGGTAAGTATCGGTGTAGGCGTAGAAGCCGCCATTTGTAAGGCTGTAGTCAGCGGAGAACACAAACTCGCTTGTGCTGGTCTCCCAGCTTGCTTCAATTGGGAAGGCGAAGACTTGCGAGAAGTATCCAGCGCTGCGGTATGCGCCAGTTGACTGGCCTACGTCATACCAAGTGTTCTCGCGCACGTTGTAGACAATGGCATCGGTGCATTCGGTGGCATCACCACGAGGGTAGAACCACCAAATCTCGCCGTACCGTGGAACCTTTGTTGCCCATACTTTTTGACGCTGGTTGTAGTTCAGGTTGTCAAAAAAGTAATTCTGGTTCATGTTGTTTGGGATTTCCTTCACAACACCGTTGTACATCAGGAATCGGTCAACTCCTACCCAGTAGTACACGCCATCGTACTCAATGGCGCACTGGCTGGACATGATTGAGGACTGGCTGCTGATGATGTCATAACGCCAAAATTGCGGTGGAGTTCCTGTGCCGCCTATGTAAGACACACGGATCAGGCTGTCAACGCTCCAAAACAGGCCAGAAGGCGCGTTGGAGCCGCCCCTGACGGGTAAGCCTTGGACGATCTTTCCGGTCGCCACATTGGTCGCATTTGCGTCCGCAGACACCCAGTCGTTGGTGTTGCCTGCTCCGCAGTTCTGGATCAAGCCGTTGTTGCCGTACACGAACACATAAGGGTGTAAAGAGACAACCCCGCCAGAGACCGAGATGTTGTTGTTGAATGTGACCGTCACTGTACCGTTGGCAGTAGCTGGCAACGACATCACCACAGAGGTTGATGAAACTGAAACTACAGTAGTTCCAGCCTGAATCCCAGTGCCAGAGATAGACTGACCAGCCCCAATCAATGGGTTTACAGCAGCAAGGGTAATAGTTGCATTTGTGTTTATCGTAGTAGCGCTGTCCGTAAACACGCCAATTTGGCTCATCGTAGAGCCAGTAATGTCACCAATCAAGACTGGGGAGTTGATGGTATTGGTAAGGTCGTTGAGGTTTTGGCATGGTGCCGCAACCAAAGACTGAACCCCAGCGCCAGAAACGTCATAGAAGCCGTCAAACTGCCACAAGTTATTGGCCGATGCCGTAAAGTTTGACAGTGTGAAATCTTGGAATCCAGAGCCAATCCCGTTGTTGTCGATGCCAAGGGATTGCAAGCCATCGCTGTAGCCGCTGTAGACGTAGTTGATGTTGTCTTGGGCGTTGAGCCATATACCCCGAGACGGGCCGCTTAATTGGCTAGAAATGACCCTGTAGCCGCCAATCTTGCGAGGACGGCCACGCTGGAAGCGCACCCACTGCCCATCGGTGTAGAAGTTTTTGTCAAAGACGGTGCCGTCCCGCTGGATGCCGGGTTGGGTGTCAAGGGAAAAGACTTTCTTTCCCATCAGTATGTCCCGCCAGAAACGCCGCCAGTAAAGGTTCCAGCGCCAGCAATGGTAAGGCCGGTCGCCTCCAAATCAAAACGCTGGACGCCAAGGATTGAGATGCCAAACTGACCTGTGCCGGGCCTAAACACGCCAGTTGATGTCTCAGACGCAAAGTTAAGCGTTGGGCCACCGGCTGATCCATTGTTCAGCGACAAAGAACTTGATCCAGCGGAAACCGTGGCCGCATTGAGCAGGTTGATGGAATCGCATAGCAAGATGGCTTGAGCATTGGCCGTCACCACCGCAGAAGACCCGCCAGAGGCTCCAGTGGTAAAGCTGACCGTATAGCCCGGCCCACCGCCATTAGTTTGATTGGTGATGTAGTACACCTGAATCGTCTGCGGCAAGACAATGGTTACGTTGCCAGTCAGGTTGCCGGTGTATTTTTGGATTGTGTTTGAAGCCTCGGCAGGCGTCAGCGTGTATGTACCAGACGTTACAGCCTTGGTCAATTGGCTGAAGTTGAACTGTGCGTTCTGCCCAAGGCCAACGGTGTAGAAAGCCGTGCCAGAGCAGCAAACAATGCAAGAGTCTGCTGGCTGCATGGCAATGGATGCCGTGCCATTGATCTGGTCAATGCCAGAAGGCGTCACATTGAGCGTCCCAGTACCGCCGTTGCGGATTAGGAAGAACCAGTTGTCACCCAAAGTGGAAGCAAGCGGCAGCGTAAGGGTGCCAGTACCGCTTGTCCACACATAGGAAGATGCGCGGTCGGATGCCTGCGCGGTGTAGCTGGTGCCAAAGGTTTCAACAGGGTGCGCGGTGTTTAGGGTGGTGCTGATTGCCATCAGGCCGTAGCCAGCCAACGTCACAGCGTCCGTATTTGACGACCCGGCACCAAAGGCAATGATTCCCCAAGTTCCATATGCGGTAGGGTTGGCCGTGATGTAGATGTATTGCGCCTCGCCAGCGGCCACGGTGACAATGGTGTGTGCGCCAGAGTAGTCCTTGACCGTGATGGGAACGCCGCCAGTATTGCGGATCAGCGAGTCCGTGCCAACAGAGGTCTGGTCTGCCGGAGGCATCAGCAAGTAATACGAGGACGACGAGGACGAAATCTCCATGATCCTCGCGGCGTAGTTGTCGGTCGGATTACCGTTGACAGGCCACGACAACTGGACTGTGCCAGTCAGGGTTATCGAACGATAGGATACGTCCGTTGGCTGGATTACATCGCCTGTGAATGGGCTTACAAAGCTCATGTGTCCCTCGCAATCGCTTGGCGGTCAGCTACGCGCAAAACATTCTCGTTTTGCAGAACAGCAATGATCTTGTCGTACTGGCCTTGCCACATGGGGATGCGCTCGTCGTTCTTTAGGAAGGGCATTGCTTGCAGCAGGGAGCCGTACAGCAGCGCCTGCGGGGCATACTGCGTGAACCAGTTGGTTTGGTTGGACGAGTCAAGAGGCTGATTTCGTTCGTAGTACAAGACTTCGTAGCTGTACGCAGCCGCAGGCGTAGGAGCTATCAGCCAATGCTCGTAGTCGTAGTCGCAGAAGAACAGTGGAACGTCCGTTGAACTGGCGTTGGGCCAATACTCACGCAGGTACTCATAAGTACGAAGGAAAATGGGCTGGCGATTGTTTGCCACCGTCACGTTCATGGATACCGTCTTGCGCCAACGCGCTGGCTTTGCAATGGTGGCCTCGCCCAGAACCATGTTGCTCTCCACTACCACCAAGTTGCCAAGGAATTTGATCTCCGAAGCAATGATCTGCTCCGCCAGCATAATGAACTGGGGGATCTTTTCGAGGGTAGCGGTGTCCGTGCGCTCCAAGTAGGACTGAATGTCTTCTACAAGGGAGTCATACGTCATTACCGAAGCGGTTGTCATACATTCCTCTCAAATCAGTCCTAGTTACCCTTGATTGTAAGGGCGAGTACCTTGTTTGTCGATAATCAGCACCTGACCGCGAGGCTTGCCTTTGGGGTCGTTTGGCACCGAAATGTGCGTCCAACGGTCAAATTCACGGATTAGCTGGTCAAAGGGCAGCTTTGCGGCCATAACCGACTTGACTACAACGTCGGGGGCCATGCCGGGTACACGAATATCAGCAGCACAGCCGACCCGATGCTGAGAAGTGTCTTTACTGCCCACGGCATCATTTACTTGTTTGCTCCGAAATGCGCTGTTGACCATGATCGGTACGCCTCCCAAAACGCCTTTAACTTGCTCCAAAAGGCCAGCCAAGCGTTTGAGATTTTCTGTTTCAGTAGGGTTAGGCTCATTCTTAAACTCCCGATGTTCAGTGGTAGTTAACTCTTCCAAAGTGAAATTTGGACTGAGTTTCATTTTGCTGCTACGCCTTGAATCTTCTCAGCGGTACGCATACCGCCCAGCCCCAGCATACCCAGCAGCAGCGGCATCATGGTTCCAGTATCCATCTGCGGAAACTTGACGGGGTGGCCGTAAAGCGCAGAACCCCACTCAGCCAGCGGGCCAACGACAAACTGCACAGCGAACCCAGCGCCGCATATCCACCCAATAGCAGGTCGCCAGCCAGAGACAAAAATGCTGGGGTTTGTAGCCTCTAGCTTGTTAATGTCCATCTGCCCTGCAAGCTGGGCCAACTCGCCAGACTGCTGTAGCTTCATCAACTCCAGCTTGGCAGCAGCCTGCTGGGCGGGATCAGGGAAAACCCTATCTAGAACTTTGCCGCCAATGTCGAGCAGCGCGGATACTGGGTCAAGGGCCATGATTAACATCCTCGTCGTGGGACAGTTTCACGCCCGCCAGCAGCCCGATAAAGCCGCCGATGATGGTCTGGAAAGCGGGAGACAATAGCTTGAAGATTTCTGCATTGTCCACTTCTTTTGACCACAGGCCAAGCAAAAAAGCTGAAACCATGCCAATTACAGATAGGCACAGAGTTGCGCTGACCATTAACGTCACCGCAAAGGTAAGTCGTGCTTTGATGTTGTCGTTCATTTTTTCCTCGCTTTCTCTATGATCTTTGCGCGTAGCAAAGGACTGTCTGATGTGCCTGACCACTCCGGCAAGGCGTTCCAAATATTGACGTAATCGTCCGAACTGCATACCGATTTATCCAGCCAATCCAGCATAGCTTTGTGTCTCTCTGCCGGGTCGTGTGTCGTTAAACCAATAACGTACAACTCCTGCACCGCGCAGCTTGTCTGCCTTGGCCTCTCCATCTTTTTGGACGGCGGCTCGGCGGACAAGATCAGCCTGTCCCCTGCCGAAGCCACCGACAGCAGCAAACCAAAGAAGAGAAGAACGCGCATGGTGCATGGCTCAAAGTCCAATCAGCTTTTTCACGAACTCAGCCGCAACACCCGGCCCTAAAAGCACGGCAACAATGACCACATACAAAAGGTACTCAATCTTGGTCATGCGCTTGGAGCCATCGTCAAAGCGTGCCTGTATGCCCTCATACCGCTGGGCGCAGATTGCCTCATGCACGCTAAGGCGCTTGTCGGTCTCCGTGGCAAGTTCTTGAATTGCTTCCATTATTCATCGCCTTCTGCCTGCTTGACACTTTCAATGTCTTTTGGCTTTGCGGCATCTTGTATGGCTTGCACCAACTGGAACACCTCTTGGTAAGGGCGCGTGCCAAGGTAGCTAAGTATTTGGTTCGCAATTTCGATTGGTAGTAATAGTTTCATGATTTATCAAAAGAGTAAGAAAAAGTTACCAGTAGTTATTACTGGGGGAGCGGTAAAAATCCAGCCGGTATTCCCACTGACGTTAGTAGAGTTTGCTCCAGCATACCAAGTAGCTCCACCTGTAGCAATTGAGTTTGTCAACGACAGGTAATCTGCGCTCACTGTGCCAGTTGCTTTGGATAACGTGTGGGTAGCTGCCGTAACTGAAGCAATGGTTAATATATTACCCGCCGCGCCGCTTGCATTCCAATTTGTAAACGTACTGGTTGTTGCCGCAGTAAATAAGATAGACGTTGCGCCAGTTGCATTGTAGGTATTAGTTATGTTAGAAAAAGTGTTTGAGCCTGTTATGGTCAATGCGCCTGCGCCACCTTGGTCTAGTGTAACTGTGCTATATGAAAAACCACCGCCTGCAAAAGTTTTTGCTGATGCGCTTGTAAGGCTAATTGAACCTGTTCCTGTTACCGTCAATCCTGTAGTAGTTGCGGTAGTCCAAACAGTACCTGTACCAGAACATATAACACTACCAACACCAAAAGCAATTACTCTGGTAGCAGTACCTGTACCACTAAATAACCCTGTAGTTAAAGTTTTACCATTTAAATCAAGTGTGCCAGATGTTAATGTAGTTGTTCGTGTGGTTGCAGTTGTAAAATTATCTACCAACTGAACTGTTCCCGTTAAGTTGTCAATTGTTATTGGCTGGGTAAATGCAATATTGTTGCTTGTTACTTGCTGAGTTGTTCTCCCAGAAAAAGTAATTGCTTGAGTTCCAGAAATTGTTGTTCCACTTCCGTTAAGCCAATTTCCGTAAACATTAGGGCCACCTGAAACAGATAACGTCATTGCGCTTGTTCGTGCAGACATATCAAGCGTACCGATATTCCATCCAGCATTTACTGTTATTGTTCCGGTTACGCTACCGGTGTTATCAAACACGGCAGTATCTTGAGCCAATGGAAAATTAGCCGCAGCAGGTGTTCCACCAGAAGATGTTGCCCATCCCGTAGCAGGCCAGCTTTGCGCACCAGCAAGATTCCAATAAACTGTTTTTGCTGCGGTAAAAGTTATTCCAGAATTGCCATAACAATTTCCAATAGACGTACCCGTCCAACTACCAGCACCAGCGCCTGTAATATCTTGAAAATCACAATAGGCAATAGCGACAGTTGCCGCTGTAATTGTTCTGGAGGTTCCTAATACATCTGAAATAAAAAATGTTCTTGCGTTATAAGAGCCACTATTTGAAGTAAAAGTACCAGTAACAATTTGATTTGCTGCAAATGATAATGTTTTAATTAAACTAGCTGGGCCAGAAATATTTAAGTTAAGAAAAGTATTAGCTCCTCTTATTGATAGAGGACTAGTATTGGAACCGCCTGTAAAACCAACAGTGCTATAAGTAAGACCCCCACTATTAAAATTTGGCGATGATGCTGTAAAGTTTATTGTTGAGGTTCCAGCGTTAAATGTAAGATTTGTTATAGTTGTAAAGTTCCAAGCCGTAGATGTTCCGCTCAAAGTAAGGGTAGAAGAACCTAAAGAAATTGACCTAGTAGAACTATTTGATGAATTAAAAGACGAACTTGTAAAAGCAAAATTTCCTGTACTAAACGTACCGCTGCTAACTGTAATTCCACCTGTTGAAGTTAATGCGCTACCAAGAGTCCAGCCGCCAGTACCAGTAAAAAAAATATTTGATGCCAATGAAACACCATTAGTTGTAATAGTTTTTCCGGTAGTAGTAGATTGAAATGAAATTGGAGCAGTTGTTGACCAAACAGTTCCTGCTACCAAACTCATACTTCCATAAACATCAAGAGTAGGAGCAGTTCCATCTATAAAAGTAACCGTTCCAGCCGATACGGTTATATCAAGACAAACCAATGCCCCTGTGCAGGTAACGGTATAAGTTAATGCTTTATCAAAAATTACTGAATCTGCTGAGGTTGGAACAGATGCTCCTATGGTCGCGGCTTGCATTGCTTGTGAGGCATAAGTACCGCCAACGGATACAACCCAAGTATTAACTGCACCTGATACAACTGTGCCAAGGCTAACGTAAGTGCTTGACCATACAGTCATTCCAGCAACCAATGCTGGTGAACCTGTTGTCGTTAAAGTAGTTCCTGAACAAGATGCTGTAAACGTCAATGCCGTGGCAGCACTCCATTTAGCAGTAGATGAAGTATCCCAAGTTCCAGTACCGCCAGCCCAATAACGATTTGCCATGCTTTACTCCGTAGGAGGCGCAGTGATAACAGCAATCCAGTTATCAAGACGCTGCTGTTTCATGGCATCTAACTCAGCATCACTTAAGCCGTGGTCAGCAGGCAGCACCAAAGCGTCCCGGAATGTGCCGTACTGTGTGTCAAATTCAAATTCAATGCTTACCATGTCATGCTCCTTATGCCGATGCAATGCAGCGCCATTTGCTGGTTGCTGCGTTGTACATAAATCCTACCGTCTTGGGTAGAGTTGTTGAACCGTTTGAGGTGGTTGGAACACTCACTGAGCTATTTTCAGTATTTACCCAAGTAATTGTCTGAGCTACTGCGCTGAAGTCATAAACGCGAACAATTGACATTTGACCATCAACAGCACTTGTTGTGGTCAACGTAATGGTCATCGTTGCCGCTGAACTGTTTGTGAAGGTGTTCAGCCTGTAAGTGATTGGCACTGTACCAGCATTTGCGGCGACCGTTACTGGATTGTTGGTGTAGTTGCCTTGGTAGAAGGTCTGGGTGGCTGTGTAGGAATTGGCTGCATTGTTGGTCGTAAAAGCACCAGCAGAGCCAACATTGATACCTAGCGCCGTGACTACGCCCGTTCCAGTAGTGGTTGACGCAATCCCAGTGCTGGCTCCTCCACCAAGCAATAGTGCGCTGGCCGTCAATGTTGCGGTTTGTGTTACCAAACCATTGGTGGTGTTTACGGCATTACCAATTGCGGTGACTACGCCTGTACCAGTAGTGGTTGTGGCAGGAGCGGCTCCAGCACCTCCGCCCAGAACAATCGCGCTTGCGGCCAATGCGGCAGAGGTGGCCCAAGTAGTACCACTGGAGAAGTACGGGATACCGCCAGAAGTGCCTGCAATCGTGAATGCAGGCGTTGTGGTTGCAGTTGCAATAGATACGATGCCGCCAGTCCAGCCAACAGATGTAACCGTGCCTGTTCCATAAGCCAGTGCTGGGATGTCGGCAGTAGTCAGAGCGCGGAAAGTAGGAGTCGCCGCAGCGCCACTGGACGGGCCTGCAAAAATAGCATTTGCCGATTGGGTCGTCAACGCGCCCGTAAGTGTGCCACTACCCGTTACAGGCGAACCTGAGACAGACATGATCGAAGGTAGTGCTAAAGCTACCGATGTGACATAGGACAACGCAGGAATATCAGCCGTTGTCAATGCCCTAAAAGTAGGCGCAGCCGCAGCACCGCTGCTTGGGCCTGCAAAAATTGCATTTATGGCCTGAGTGGTTAAAGCACCAGTGAGCGTCCCGCTCGTGGTGATTGGCGAACCAGAAACCGAAATAATCGACGGGAGCGATAAGGCCACAGAGGTAACCGAACCAGTGCCATATGGTAGCGCTGGGATGTCAGCGGTCGTTAACGCTCGAAACGTAGGTGCAGCCGCAGCACCAGACGAAGGGCCAGCAAAGATGGCGTTAACAGCTTGAGTGGTCAGCGTTCCGGTCAATGTTCCGCTGGTCGTAACAGGCGAGTTGGTGACCGCCATGATTGAAGGCAATGACAATCCGACCGAAGAAACTGTGCCGGTAGACGATGAGTTTGATGCCAGCAGCTTGACGGCTCCAGCGCTGTTCTTAAAGTACAGCTTCTCATCCAAAGTGTTTAACGCAAGCTCCCCAGCAACCAAGTTTCCAGAAGTTGGGGCAGCAGAAGCCGTTGTGCTGTAGTACAGCGATATTGGGGTGTAGCCAGATGCAGCCATTAGAAAGTACCTCCAGAGATTCCACCCGTAATTGAACCAGTGGACGGGTTGCAAGTAATGCTTGAGTTTACCAACTGACCCAAGTTCCCGGTCGTTGCATTGACAAAAGTTAAATAATTTGTTGCATTTGTTGAGTTTGCCGTAATTTCCGTATTGGTGGCATTAGTTGCGTTCGTAACAACGCCCGATGCGCTTGTGTATTCAGCAAGAATGGATAGGTTACGAGGTAGGCTCATGATTCAATCCATTGGAGAGTTTGTTCATCCCAAACATAGCGTTTATCACCCGTAGGAATAGGTATTGGTGAAATCCAATGGCAAGTCTGCTCATCAAGCGTCCAGCTTGGGAACGGCTGCGGGGGGATAAATGCGTCCCTATCAGGGTCGTAAGTGTAACCAATACCTGCGTAATTTTTGCGAAATGGCGTCCCACCTAGCCGATGTTCTCCGCCAAAAGTGTTGTAGCTGGTCTTTTTCCAAACCCGCCCCGTTGTTTGTGCATATATAGCCTCTCCATCATGAGGTTCATCTACCCCCACAATTACTTGTAAGACTACATTGTTCTCGTCAAGTTCTGCAAAATGTGCCATAGTTGTCACCAAGAAATTGAGCCTGTGCCAGCAGTAAATCTATACACTTTGTAACCTGTGCGGTATGTTGTGTTTGGCGTGGTGTTGCCCGCGCTACCGTTGCAAGTCAAACCTGCGGATACAGAAGAGAGATTAGCATAGGTATTAGGGTATGCAATCATTAATATGCCGGATCCGCCAGTGCCACCAGAAGCAAGCGACCCAACACCGCCACCACCACCTCCTTGGTTAACGCCACCTACTCCACCGCCAGAGCCTGTAACCCCGCCGCCGCCACCACCTAAGCCGCCAAGGGTTGTGCTTGTGCTGCGCGTCCAACCGCCACCGCCGCCAGCATAGTAAACACCAGTGCTTGTTATCGCCGTCCCAGTTAAGGTTGTGGTTGTAGCCTTATTCATGGTGTACGTTCCCGTACCACCTGTACCTGTGCCAAGCGCAGTAACGACTGTGCCTGCGGGAACGCCTGAACCCGTTATTTGAGTGCCAATGCCAATAACCCCAGCAGAGACGGCAGTAATGTTTATGCTTGTGCTGGTGCTTGTATTGGCAGTACCGGCAAAGTTTGTAGTAATTGTGCTTAATAAACCAATACCGCCAACACCAGTAGAAGCAGTGCCACCAACACCAGCAGCACCAAATCCACCACCGCCGCCGCCAAAGTTGCTGTTTGAATCTCCAGCGCCGCCGTTATTACCTTGCCCAACCGTTCCAGTTCCAGCAACCGACCCAGCCAAATATCCAGCGCCGCCACCAGAGCCGCCGTTACCGCCGTATTTGGTTCCGGTGCTGTCCACATCTCCGCCACCGCCGCCTAATGCGGGGCTTGAGCTTGATGCTGTAAATACCGAGTTATTCCCCGTGCCGGGTACTCCACCGCTTCCGGGAGCAGTTCCACCAGCGCCAATTGTTACCGTATAACTTACGCCGGGATTAATGTTTAACGCAGTAGAGGAAACCACTCCTCCAGCACCACCACCGCCTGAGTAGTTCCATCCTCCGGGGCCACCACCAGCAATTAATAAAAATTCAATTGGTATGGCAAGTAAAGGCCATGATGCTGCTTGTAACGCTTGCATTGTTTCATTAGAGCGCCAAACGCCTACGGCAGCACTTGAACTTGTGCTTGCTGCCGAAACAGATAGAACGGAACCTTTATATCTAGTAGACATGATTAAAAAGTTACTGTTCCTGTGCCAGAAGTAAATTTATAAACTTTATACCCTGAACGTGATGCAATATCCGATGCGGGAACATTAGACCCCGTGGTAGTTACTCCGTTAACTACAAGCCCTGCTGAAAATGAAATAATATCCGGGTAGCTATTTAAGTAAGCTAGGATAACTATACCCGAACCACCATTACCACCTAATCTAGTTCCACTTGAAATTGAACTGCCACCACCGCCGCCACCAGTATTTGCAGTTGCTGGCGACCCATTAGTATTAGTAACTAATGCACCATTACCTCCACCACCTGTTCCACCCAATCCACCTGTTGCGCCTGTTCTACCTCCAGCACCACCACCGCCTGAGTAGTATGTCGCTGTTCCATTAATACTAGATTGCGATCCAATCCCCCCCGCTCCAGCAACTGATCCAGATGCAGTTGCACCAACAGCACCAGCACCACCACCGCCGCCGCCCGGAAATGGCGATAAAGTAGCGCCCTTACCACCAGAATTTCCTTGGCTTGGGCTAGTGCTTGGCGTATTTCCTGCGCCTCCTGCGGTTCCTTGATAACCACTACCGCCGCCAGAGCCGCCAGCATTGCCACTACCACCACCAGCGGATAAACTAGTACCACCTCCACCACCTCCCGCTGCTGTTATTGTGCTAAATACACTAGATGAACCATTTACGCCTGTTGTACTTCCACCCGTAGCCCCTGCCCCAACTGTTACGGTATATGCTGTACCTGCCGAAATAGAAAAACTAGTTGAAGTGAGATACCCGCCAGCGCCACCGCCCCCTTGACCGCCTCCGGTACTTGTTGCGCCACCTCCGCCTCCGCCGCCAGCAACTACCAAATAATCAACAGAAGGGGTTGCAAAACCGGGCCATATTGATGCAAATAGTGCTTGCATCACTTCGTTAAGACGCCATATTCCTTTAGCAGACACTTTGCTAATTGTCGCCGCAGTGGACGACATTATTGAACCTTTATACCGAGTAGGCATTAGGTAATAGCTTCATAAGAAGCGGTCAACTCAATTGCAGATGCTGTACCAACAGTGACCACAATTGACTGCGCTTCACCAAGGTAAAACGCCGTACTTTTATCCGCAACAACAATTGAAGCATTTATCGGAACAGGTACTTGGTACACAAGACGGTAGTTTGTACCCGCACCAGCAGCAGCGCTATTAATCGCCACGGTTACCGTTGCAACAGCCGCAGTTACGTTTGACGCCACAATGTTGTCAATTTTGTTGACCGTGCCAGTTGCAGGCGTAAGCGCAGTCCAAGTGGTAGCCGATGTCGTGCTAGGAATTAAATAACTGGTATTGCCGTAAATTGTGGTTACGTTGACTATGTTTGGGTTTGCCATGCTTGTTCCTCAATAACCAAAAATCATCGCCATTGCGATACTTTTACCAGTTGTAATGCCACTTGAAGTTATAGAAGTGGTTATAACCAATGCTTCCACAATGTCGCCTAATGCACAAGCTACGCCAAGAGTAAAGTCTGTGCCGCTAGTGGCAGTGTAATCCGATGTGGCTAATAAAACACCATTGACGTAGACTTGTAAATAACCAACCGCATAAGTAACAGTAAAAACCGTTTGCCCTGCCGTAGCCGTAAATGATGTTCTGCTGTATGCGCTAGATCCGCTAGTAGAGGCGTTGATGGTTACTGCGCCTGTACCGCCCGTTGGGGAAATTGTGACATTGGTTCCTGCGATGATCTGGGACACACCCCCGGTAGCAGCCGACCAAGACGCCGTGGTGCCGTTGGATGTCAGGACATAACCGTTTGTGCCGATGGCAAGATTAGTTGCGCTGTTTGTGCCGTTACCAATTATTAAATCGCCCGTTGCAGTTATTGGTGATAAAGCATTGAATCCTGCTGCCGCCGTGGTTTGGCCTGTGCCACCTTTGGCAATACCAATCGTCGGAATGTCTGCTGTAGTAAGCGATCTAAAAGTTGGGGCAGCAGAAGCCCCGCTACTTGGGCCAGCAAAAATGACATTTACGGCTTGGGTCGTCAACGTACCAGTAAGCGTTCCGCTACCCGTAACAGGTGATCCTGAAACCGTCATGATTGACGGCAGCGCCAAAGCCACCGAAGTGACGTAGGACAGCGCAGGAATGTCGGCGGTAGTTAGCGCCCTGAAAGTAGGTGCTGCACCCGCGCCGCTGCTTGGGCCAGCAAAAATAGCGTTTACCGTTTGAGTTGTCAGAGTGCCAGTCAGTGTTCCACTGGTGCTGACTGGTGAATTTGTAACCGCTATGATTGACGGCAGTGACAACCCAACCGAAGTAACTGTCCCCGTACCGTATGGCAAAGCCGGTAAGTCAGCCGTTGTTAAAGCCCTAAAAGTAGGCGCAGCCGGGGAACCTGATGTGGGGCCAACAAAAACAAAATTGGCGGTGGTTGTAGCCACGCCTGTGCCGCCTCTGGTAACCGCAAGCTGGCCTGTCCAACCCAAAGTGATGGACGTTGCAGCTAACAGTGCTGTTGTAGGAGAACCGCCTAATGTCGCGGTGACATTGGTATCGTCGGTATTGGTTAACGCAGCAGAGGTTACGCCGATGGTTGGAGTCAGACCACCAGTTGACGTAATGGGGGCAGCACCACCTACAGAACTGACGTAGGACAGCGCGGGGATATCAGCGGTGGTTAAAGCTCGGAAAGTAGGTACAGCGGCAGCGCCACTGGTAGGCCCAGCCAATACAGAATTAGCCGTCTTAGCCCCGTAAGGATTCTGTGTGTCGCCATAGCTTGCGTTTAAGCTGATTGCTGGGGTTGTACCACCAGAGGATGCCACGGGAGCAGTGCCGGTGACGCTGGTGACGCCGCCTGTAGCAGTAGAGTTGATAGTCTGATTAGGCCAAGCGCCTGTAATGCTGACGTTAGTGCCAGCAACCAAGCTAGGGGTTGAAGTACCCGTGCCGCCGCTGACAACAGCCAAAATGCCGCCCAAAGTGACCGCGCCTGTGGTAGCCGTAGAGGGGGTAAGCCCAGTCGATCCAGCGCTAAAAGATGTGACGCCAGCGCCAGTGCTACTAAAAATATTCCAAGAACCGTTGGAGTAGCCTTCGTAGGCCAATAAATCTACGTTGTATCGGATCTGCCCATTTGATCCAAGAGGTTGCTGTGCGTTGTTGCCTACGGGCACTGTGACCGCGCCTGTGCCGGGTAACGCCGGATTGTCAGCAATAGAAATTGTTGGGTTGCCAGAAGCGCCATTGCCGTTTGCTACTGAGATCTGGCTTGTTGTGCCGGTAATGCTGCGGCCAGCCACAGCGGTTCCGCTGGAGTTAAGGGCGAGTATTCCGGTGCCGCTAAGGTTAGCAACGGAAGCTGCAAGGCCAGACAAAGCCAAGGTAGGGTTTCCACTAATGCCGTCAGCATTAGAAATGCTCAATCCATTGCCAGAAATAGCTATCGAACGTGCAACGACCGTTGAACCAGTGTTCTTTACAATCAGGCCAGTAGATGCCGTTTCCAAGCTGCTAGAGGTGCCATTTAGGCTCAATCGATAGAAGGACTGTGCGCCTCCATCAGTTAATCCCAGCCCAGTTCCAGTTGAAAAGTACCGACTGTTTGGCAGAGTAGGCTCTTGGTTGACCGTCAAAAATGTCTGGGTCTGGCTTGGAGAGGCCGCAATTGCCCCTGTGGTGGTCTGGACTGTGACCCCATTTTGGACGATGGGCACCGACTCCGAGCCAGTAATTGGCCCAGCAGATGGTAGCTGATTGATACTTTGCTGCGCTGCCATTACGGTTCTTCCACAATTGGGTTGACGGTGTTCTGGTTGCCGTTGAGCGTAGGCGTCTGCGTGTTCTGCTCAGTTGACAGAACGTATTGTCCATCACCCGTAGTCAGGAT